ATTCTTTAAAGGAGGTGTTTAAATTGACACCTGAGGAAAAACAGAAGAAGCTCATCAAGATTAGGTTTCATTGTGAGGCTCAATCTGATGGCACAACCAAAATCACTGTCATTGACAGGGAAACTGGTGAGGTTTGGAACTCTTTTGTGATACCTAGCGTAGGCGATGTGTCCTATCCTGGTTATCCACCCAAGAGTTGATTTACTCACCAAATCTGAAGAAAGGAGGTCATCTAAACGATGAACAATAGTCAGAAACGGTACTTTGATGCCAGTTTCGAGTTGCCCAACCCAGGGTTAAAGGCTTTCTTCATCGGAGTGGAGGAAGGTCAGTCTAAAGTGTACGATACGCCGTTCGCCCGCGGTGAATCAACTTCACATCTGCTGAAGGCATGGCAGAATGAACTAAAGTCGATCCGAAGCAAGTGGCCTTCGTTGTGGGAGTTTGAAATTGATCTGGCGAAGAAGGTCGGGCCTATGTCTGTTCGCAAGCCCCTCTCTCAGCGAATGGATGATATAGACTCTTACTACGATGGTATTCTCCTTCCATCAACCAGAATCGACGAAGCCGCTATCCGGGCGGTCCAAGATGAATGGGATACTGTTCGCCCAGTATCTGTAAGGTCAGTACGAGATACGTGGAACTTGATGAAGAAGTCCACAAACTCGGGAAGTCCTTACTTCATGAAGAGGCGTAGAGCTGATCTCAAAACCTTCCCTATCGACGATCTATACGCAACGAGGGGCATGGTGTTTCAAAAGTTGCAAGGTCGCAATTATAACGCTGCCGCTATATTGGGATGGAGAGGTCAGGAAGGCGGTCCCTCTGAAGAGGATGCGAAACAACGTGTGGTTTGGATGTTTCCCATGGCGCTGAACATCCTTGAGCTATCTGTCTATCAACCGTTGGTCGAAGCCGCTCAGAAGTTCGACCTGGTTCCTGCTTGGGTTAGCATGGAATCTGTGGATAGGCACATCACGTCCATGTTCGACACAAAGGGCGCTGATGATTTGGTCGTGTGTACCGACTTTAGCAAGTTTGACCAGCATTTTAACCAACATCTTCAAGACAGTGCGAGAAGCACGATCTCTTATCTGTTGAATCGAGATGGCGACTCAGAGAATTGGTTAAACGATATCTTCCCAATTAAGTACATGATACCTCTAGCTTATGATTGGGAGAAAGTGCGATTTGGGCTGCATGGTATGGGTTCTGGTTCGGGAGGAACCAATTGCGACGAGACCCTTGCCCATAGATCGTTACAGTACGAAGTGGCCCTTCGGCACGGTGCCAAATTAAACCCACATTCACAGTGTTTGGGCGATGACGGGATACTCACCTATCCCGGAATTACTGTGGATGACGTTGTGAAGGCGTACACGTCGCATGGTCTAGATATGAATCAGGATAAACAGTACGCCAGCACGCAAGATTGCACGTATCTCCGCAGGTGGCACCATAAAGATTACAGAGTCGGCGGGGTGTGCGTGGGGGTATACTCGACATGCCGTGCGCTTGGACGGCTGCGTTACCTCGAACGGTTCCAGGATCCTAGGTATTGGAATGAAAAGATGGTGGCCCTTCGGCAGCTGAGCATCCTAGAGAATGTGAAGTGGCACCCATTACGTGAGGAATTCGTGCGATTCTGCATGAAAAGGGATAAATACAGACTGGGTGTAGATATCCCAGGTTTTCTGAGCAATATCCGTAAGGAAGCTCAGAAAGCTAACGACCACATGCCCGACTACATTGGTTACACCAAGAGCTTACAGACTAAAGATCCTGTTGGTGGCATTGATCAATGGTGGATTGTGAAATTCTTAAAGTCTATCAAGTAAAGTCGTGATGGTGCAGTAAAC